CTATAATTTAAAAGAAATTACAACAGCAAAGGGGTATAGATATATCCAGGTGAACTATTCACTTTCTAACGCCGCATTGATTCAATGCGTGAGAAAATTTCAAATTCGTTGAATAATCTACCCTATGTAGAGAGATTCTATTCGAAATTTATTTCTAAAGAATCCGAGTTGGAAGAAAAGCTATCTCGTCTAAGGCCTGACATAAAGAATTATATTCTTTATGCCGTCCGTTCTCTTCTTTGTCCATTCCTTTTGTTAACAGAATGGGAGAAGAATACGGAGTCTTGGCGACGTGATAGAGATTTAAAATTAATGATTTCCGATTTGATCGAACTTTCATCAGATCCAATAAACTTAGCTAAAACCGTCAAAGCTATTTCAGCTGATGCCCCTAATTTAGATTCAAGGGCATCGTCCGGTAAAATCCTGCATGGCTCATTTCTTCAACTTCTCCGCCGATTCAAAAATAATATTCGAGTCGGGAAGAACTTAAAGAAATCCTATTCATTCATCAACTCCCTTAATATGATTAAGAAGGGCTACGCACCGTTGCCAGTAGAGTGTTATTCAGCGTCGATTAAATCGGCCGAGAATTATCACACTGACCCCGATGTGACCATTACTGATCGTAGTCGAGAATATCTTAAGATTGCTATGGATTTGCTATGTAACCCTAAAATCCAACCTTCCTATGGACGTATTGTTCCGAGCTCAAACTCGACATATGAATCCAAATTATTGGAAGGCGGTGGATTAGGTTTCATGGTGGATCTGTTCAATGAGGAGGTTGATATTACTGAAGATGCATCTGAACTAATTTTTCGCGCTACACATAATGAGGCTACAGAGTCCGAATTATCATTTCTAGGTCTCCCAACATCTGAAGGGAGACTTATCTGGAAACATAATCGGAGTCGTGTAATTCCTCTGGTTGAGCCGGGAAAGTTCAGGATTATTCCTATCAATTCTACATTTGATCAAGTTGCTGCAAGAAACACACAGTCGCATTTATTGAAGCTCTGGAAATCATTGCCCTTTGGCACGATGAATCTAACTTCAGAAGTCAGCGCGGATTTTCTATTGGAACGAGGTTTTGATCCTTCTGGATCGGATTTCTATTCCATTGATTATTCTGACGCGACAGATTCCTTAAAGTCGGATGTGACGAAGTGTCTTTTAGAAGAATATTGTAAATTTTATCAGGTACCGCCCGCAGAAAGAGATGCAATTTTTCATTGCATTGATGACAAGGATTTCCTATACAGCCATCCATCCATTTACTCACGCTATAATCTTCCTGATTTAGCCTATAAGCAAGTGAATGGACAGCTTCAAGGAAACATTTTATCCTTTCCTCTCCTCTGTGCAGCAAACCTTTCAACC